TTGGACATAGTTTTTTCTTTATTTATTAGTGTCAAATGTCATAATCTTTAAACCTTAGTGATTTAGATCTTTGGACGAACGTAGAGGTGGTAATTCCACCAATACCGCCCGATGTAAATGCACTGTAAGAGGTAATCTTAGATCTTGACTTAAGATCAATCCTTCCCCAACTAAATTCACCAAATGCATTAGATGTTTGAATACCAGTTCCATAAGGGAAGTTATTGTCAACATTGACAAATACTCTAGTAATATGCGAAGTGCCGATTCCTACACCCTCAGAGTTAACTCCTGTTGGTCTGTAAACGGTTTCTGCACTTTGTACAAAGTATATATTATCAATATTTGAAGTTCCAATTCCAACTGTATTGCCAGAAGTGTCGAGAGAAGTAATCGAAGTTGTGGCAGATCCAACATTTGAATTGAATACCATGAAATAATCACCGGAACTCAGTGAACTTGCTGTAATAGCTGTTGCAACAATATCAGTATTATATCCAACATTTCTCAAGAAAGAATTTAGGGGAATGTGTAGATCAAAGATAAACTGAGTTGTCCCAATTCCTACAGATGTGGTGCCAAATCCAACAATCACTCCATTGTCACCATTGAATGAATTAACTTCATTTTCTTCAACTCCTCTTGTAGGAGGACTAAAGAGAACAAGGGGTGGATTTGTTTGAGTATAACCAAGACCAGGGTTAGTAATTGCTACACCCGTTACTGTGCCTGCTGCACCAATTGTTACTGTGCCAAGAGCAGTGGTTGTGGTTCCAATACCAACACCATTCGTGCTTGCAAAACTAACTAATGCAGTTGAATAACCAACACCACCAGTAGAAATTGCAACTGATGTAATTGTTCCTGCGATAGAAACAATTGCAGTTCCTGCTGCTGAGACTTTATCATCCTGAGGAATAAATTTAACTTTATCCTGGAAAGTAAGATTTGTTTTATCTACTATTTCATTGCGAATATTGAAGAGGGGTCTAAGAGTATCAACATAAATTTGTGTTGAACCAACAGCGACTGTTTTAATAATATGTGCTGTGGGGTTAACCACTGGTTCATAAAGTTCCCTCTCTTTTCCAACTTCTTTTTCATTAATAATCTTATCCTCAGTTTGTCTACACCAAACCACAGGTCTTAGTAAGGCAGTGTTTTGAATATTGCCTGGACCAGAGTATGGGTTTGTTTCTGCAACATCAGTTCCAGATACAAAGTCAACAGACCTCTTCTCTTCACTTGTGAAAATATCATTATTTTGAATCTGCAGAGTATCTCCCTCTTTTACAGTTTCAATAATTTCTCTCAGTACAACGTCTTGAGCACCAGTTCCCTTGTAGAAGATAATTTCAACGGTATCGCCAATTTTAGGTGCTTCTGTAAATTCAATTTGAGAACCTCCAGTAAACACATAACCCTGACCAGGAACTTGAAGGATGTTATTAACAAATACAAGAAGAACGTCTTGAACATTAACTTTTGATCCCTTTCCTGCCACGATGGAAGTGACAACTCCATCAACTTCGATTGGGAAGTTAGTTCTTGATCCGTTGATAAATCTCTCGATATTATCCATGACTTGTAATTCACCAATCGACCATCCAGTGAATTCGTCACTTGCTATTTCATCTATATCAATTTTAAATTCTTCAAATGTTTTACTTGTGTCAGTTGGAATTCCAATCGTGCCACCAATAGCAACAGTCAATGTTTGATTATTTCCATAACCATATCCAGAATTCTTAATTGTGAAATCAATCACACTGGAACCTTGTCCAACCACTATGTCAACTTTTGCACCAGTTCCAAGACCAGCAGAAGAAGAACTATAAATCAGTGGGATATCGCTGTAACTTAATGGTTCATCAATAATAACCAGAGGTGGATTGGTTGATGTATATCCAGTTCCAGGATTTGTAATGGCAATACTAACGATGTTCCCACCGCTAATCGTTGCAGTTCCAATATTCAGTTTATTAGTTCTAGTCAGTGATGTGGTAGCAACTCCAACATTTACGGTAGTTTGAATTCCTGCCCTGTATCCAGAACCACTGTTTCCAATGCTGATTGATTGAATTGTTCCGGCAACAGAGACCACGGCAGTTCCGCCAGCAGCAACAAGAGGTTGATAACCAAATCCCTCACTTGAAGCAACAGATACGATCACTCCACCAACAGGAACAGTAGAAGTTCTAACATCTGCTGTAGTGGAGACTGCGGATCCTACGAATGAAATTGACGTAATTCCTGCATTCTCAGAGAGTGTGTATTGTTTGAGTTGATCCTCAGGAGCAATCACTCCAGTAATACCACCTGGAGTCTGGAAGGTATCATTCACAAGAATAATAGCATTCTCAGTTGCAATACCAGTTATGTTAGATCCACTTGCTTTAAGAGTAAACTCTTTTTTAGCGCCATTAAACTCAGATGATAAATCATCAAACACATAATTTTCATAATATGCATCATTTGATTCGTTTACAACACCACTTCTTAAGAAAATTCTACCTTGGAAACTAGAACTGGTAGTAATTCCAATGTAATCCCTTTGATCCGGTGGATTTGTGGTTGTTCCCAGTGGAGTATTACCAAATGGTGCATCCACAAAGTGAATAAAGTTATCAACTATGTTGTAGTTACCGACTACTTTTGTTACCAAATCTCCAGTTGTTCCTGCACCAATACCTGTCCCCATCCATCCTCTTCTAACAGTTAGGACATTAGTTGCTCCAATACCTACACCATCAACCCTTATAATTTCGTTGCCAACTTTTATAAGATCACTTCCAGATATTGAAGTAATTCCAGTCAATGTAAGTCTATCATCAGTAGTGTTTAATATATCAGCAAGTGTTGTTGTAACTGCAGTGGATACGATAGGTGATTGAATAACATTATCAATTGCAATAATACCCTTTGCATTTTTATTTGTGGCAACAAATCTGTGAGAAGTTCCAATTCCGACACTAGTAAAATCTACAGCTTCGGGAACTGGTTTTAATGCATTTTCTGCACTTGAAGCAATTTTGATTTCATCATCACTAATCTTGATCACAAACAAATCACCAGGAAGGAATGTAGTAGTTCCCACACCAACAAACGAAGTTGAAGCGATACCAATTGCTTGAGTTGAACCAGCACCTGCATGTTTATATTCAATTTTTTCACCAGTCACAAAGAAGTGATTTGGAAGTGTAACCGTGTTTGTAGTTACGTTGACTAAACTTGAATTATTACCCTCAAATGATCTTTCAAAAATTGGGGTAGTTTCGTGCTTTAATTCAAATGCTCTCTTAATGTCTCTTTCGGTTCCTTCGTAAGTTGCAAAACCCGATTCAATAACAGCGTTATTAAATTCAATTGTATCTTTACTATCATCTTGATGCCTTAGAGCATTCATATAGACATTGACAACAGTGTTAATACTAGCTGCAGGTTTAAATGTCAATTCAGTGACTCCAGTAGCAGAGACTCTTGTACCAAATGTTCCAAGACCAACAGAAGTTCCTACTTCTCCAAATTCAGTATCATAAGTTTCTCTTGTAGAATCGGCACTTGTGAAATCATCAACTGCAACAATTTCACTCATCATATATTGATTATTTGATGTATCTGCAACTTGAGCAATAAAGTATGCAACATCATAATCATCAGGATAAGATGCTACAGTGTGAATTCCAGGTGAACTCGAAGAAGCAATAGTGGTGGTTCTTGCTTCAATCCGGGCATGTTTCATATTATGAGTTCCAATGCCAGTGATCCCTGCAGTTGCTAAACCAACTTGAATTGTATTAACAACACCAGTTGTTCCTATGCCAACACCAGAGTTTGGATGGAATATTACTTCAAGATTTGAACCATTGATTGTCGCACTATAAGTACCAAGACCAACATCTGCATCATCATTAACACCCGTCGTTGTTAATTGACCATATTCAAGTAATTCAATATCAGTTCCGTTATGAACAATATTAAGATTATTATATTCAAACTCATTTGTCTCAATGTCAGGAGTGATCTGCACTAAAACCTTCACTGAATTATGGGTGCTAGCAATACTAACGATTGTTGTTGCTCCGATTCCAGAACCTATTGTTTTACTATCAGTTTCGATGATCGATGGTCCAACCGCAGTAATTCCAGTGCTCAGCAAATTATCATCAAGGTTGTAAGAGATAGCAGCAATTTGATAATCATTTACCTTAAACTTAGTTGGGAAGAATTGTAATTGACCTTCAAGTCCAGAGATACTAAAATCAAAAGATCCTTGATCGTAAGTGCTTTCAACTCTTCCATATTGATTGATATAACCACGAGCACCATCATGAATAAGATCAACAATCATTAACTGCCTTTGTGCGGTAAATCTTGTATCTCTCACATATGTTATATACTTCATTGCTCTTCTTGAAGAAAGAGTGAAGGTGTTAGCGACACTAAATGCTGTTGGTCTCGGATCACTATTAAATTCAGTGCTTACATCATCAATTGAAAGTACTCTATTACCTACAGATTCAAGGAAGTCTTGGAGAACTCTACTTGCAAATCTAATTTCAGTGGATAATACTCTTGATCCAACATTCAAGAAGTTTTCACCTACAAGATCAAAATCATAAACACAATTCAAATCAGCGATTCCAACTGCATCAATAACTTGGTCAACAACTGTTTGGTCTGTTGATAACCCAACAGAGATGCTCGCAGTGGTTTCTAGTTGATAATCAGCAAACTTTTTATATCCGAGAGTGTGGTTCGTGGAGGAAACAACATCGTTCCAAGTTTCAAGCGGAACTCTTGAACTTAAAGAATATGCAAATGTTTGATAATAATCACTATCTTGAATTCTTTGCATATTAGTATTCAAGAAACCAGAGTCATCTTGATGACCTCTTAGGGTCTTGGATATAGCACCCATCTTAAGGTAAGACTCATATGATCTAACAGATAGAGCAAGTCCCTCTGTTCTAGATGAAGAACCTCTAATTACTTCACCTTCAACAAAATCTTGATCCGATTCAATTCTTAACTGACTGTTCTTTCTATCCCAGAAATTGACTATTCCTTCTGCAGAATCACTCTTAACAACTTCTCCATCAAAGAACTCGTTTTGTCTAAGAGTAGAAGTAAATGTTGGGAAGTATCTTTCTGCAACGATTCTTGCACCAACAGAGTTTGGTGCATCATACAATCCAGGAGTTAAAACACCACTTGGAAGATCACCGGACATGCTGTAAGTAACTGTTCCAATACCACCTATATTTTCATCAACTGCTGTAAGTTC